CCAGACTACAAAGGTTTTTTTAGAACGAAACCCATGAAGCGGGCTCACATCGAAGAATGAATACCCCTTTTCCCCCGGTCTTCGGATCGGGGGTTTTTTATCGAGGAGAACATTATGATAAAAAAAGAACGACAAACCGAACTCATAGAGTTTGTAAACGGGCTCAGTAACGACGACGTATGCCACGTCATTAACATGCTATCTGATCGACTCGACGTCTACGTCGGGCTGCTCAACAACCACTGCATCGCGTCACCTGTCGCGTTTGCCTGCCTCAACGGAACCAGCGTTCAAATCAATCTGCATCTGGCAGACCTTGACGATCTGAAAGAAGATGACTTCTTTGCAGACGCCATGAAATCTACAAAGAATACCGTCGTCAAAGCGCAAGACGTTACGGAACACTGATTGTGGTAAGATGGCCCCATGGGCTGGAAAGAATACAATGGTGGCGATGACGCTCAATGGTGGCACATTGTGCTGCTGCTCCTCATCGTGGGCGGCGGATGGTTTGCCATATGGTTTTTTGGCGGATGGTGACCCGCCCCTCTGGCGTGACGGGCTGAGTGGAAGTGTCTCAGCGTAAGGGACCAAAGGGACGGGCCGGTTCCTATTATCTTCTATTCTTGGCTCACGGTCCACGGCACAAATAAACGCCATTTACTTATATATAGAGCAAAAATAAAAAATTAATTTTTTTGGTAAAATAGGTGTAACTGGTGTAACCGTGTGACCAGAGCAGTTAAAGCTTTGTTATATATAGAGATTTATAGTTACATAAGTTAAAAATAAAAATGTAACCGTACCAGAGTTTATGTAACCAGAAAGAGCAAGATTGCGTATAGCGGGGTCAAATTGTTTTTTATTTATTTTTGATTTCTTGTGTATATATACAAAGCAGTTTATTTTATGGCAAACTATCGCCAAATAACTGGAGAATTAAATGCCTAGTAAATCTGTTGCTCCTATTCGAAAGAAAAGAGTGGGTAGACCAAAAGCAACAAGAGCGCAGCCGCTAACTCGTAAGCAAGAATTGTTTGTGAAGGAACTGGTATCGAAAGATGGTCAGATCACGATGCGAGAAGCAGCAATCAATGCAGGATATCCCGCAGGTTCTGCTCACACTAGGGCATATGAATTAACCAACGCAAATATTAGCCCGCACGTGGTAGCAGCTATCCAAGCTTATCGTGCGGAACTGGATGAAAAGTTTGGTGTCAACTACCAACGCCATTTGCGTGATCTACAAACGATCCGTGATATGGCATTAAACAACGGTGCGTATAGTGCCGCCGTTCAAGCAGAATACCGGAGGGGGCAAGCTCAAGGTGACATTTATGTAAACAAGAGCGAGATTCGCACTGGCAGCATTGACAGTATGAGTAAGGATGAAGTGTTGAAGGCGCTCAAGGAGATAAAACAAAGTTATGCCCCGATCACTATCGACGTTACTCCCGAAGGAGAGAGCAATTCCCAGAACCGCGACAAAGCGAGAAGCCGACTTTTGGAGGCAGATGAAGACGGGGATGGAGAAGACTGGGAGGAACCTGAAAGCAACACGGCTTGAAACGTGGGCGATGCCCGGAGTACCGGACGTCGTGTTATGTGATGAGCTAGGTAACTTTCATTTCATAGAACTTAAAGCCACCGCAGGGAATGCGGTAGATTTACGACCACACCAAGTTGCGTGGTTAACAACGCATGGTCACGCAAGTGTCTGGGTGATGGTTAGAAAACACAAAACTAAAAACCAACCCGAACAGCTATTTTTGTATCCCGGCAGCGAGGCCGTTGATCTAAAGCTTGAAGGCTTGAAAGTTGAGCCCTTGTTTCATTGTGCTGGCCAAATTGATTGGGATAATGTTTTTAGCTTGATATGTCCCACAACATCGCATACAATCCCATAGTCATAAACAAACTACGGAGGTGTAGCGATATGGCTGACGACTGGATCGATAGAGCAAGAAATCAATTTGCATGTGACGATATAGAAATCGATAATGATGCAAAGGTTTCTAAAAGTAGCGACGGCGCGTGGGTGCAAGCTTGGGTCTGGCTCGATAACGAGGAGGCGCAAATAGATGGCAATCATTGAATGGATTTATAAATTGCTGTTTGGGGAAGATGCAGCAGACGATCTGCGACAAAAACCGAAACGCAGACGTAAATAAAAAAACAAAAAATTAGCCCGCTTGACTGCGGGCTTTTTTATGGTGTAAGGTATGCGATAAATCTTATACAACTACGGAGGGCAATCCATGTTGAAAACAGTAGAAATAAGCCGGGCAGAAAAAACAAAAGGCATCGCAGTAACTTACCGCGCAGGCAACGGCGAAAAATATGCAACGTGCCCAGCCGCTTGCAAACTTAATTGCAGCGGCAAGGGTTCAAAAAAAATTGACGCAGATTATCTTGACGCGTTATTGGACGCAGTACCTAATAAAGGCCAGTCATTTACATATTCGCATTTTGATCCGAACGTTTATGGCTGGGGCAAAAAACTGCGCAAGGGTAAAACCGTAATTAATTTTAGCGCCGACAGTCTAGGTGCTGCATCCGCATCGATTTATAACGGGGTTCCATCCGTTTGCGTCGTACCCGATAAATTCTGGCAGGGTAAAAAATCTGGCGACGCGCCGTTCAATAAAAAGGTAGTGCGGTGCCCCGCAGAATATCGTGACGGGTTTAGCTGCCGCGACTGTGGAAACGGTGACCCATTATGCGCACGACTGGATCGCGATTTTATTGTCGGATTTACTGCGCACGGTGCTGCCAAGAAAAAAGCCGCAGGCGAAAATACTCGCGGCGGATGTTATGCCGACGGCGGAAACGTGAAATTGCATTGGGTCGCGACTAGCCAAGCCGACCAGCCGGAAGAAACCGACGGTGAAAAACTTTTGAGATTTGCGAAGTCACTCCCGCCGCGTTCAATTATTCGTCACCATGTTGCGGGCGATATTGGGCAGGAATAACTTTCTAAAAAATTAACTTGCACCATATATAAAAATATGGGATATTATCGGGGACGGGAGCAATTCCGCCCCCGTTTTTTTAACTACGGAGTTAATATTATGACTTATCAAACTAATGCCTTCGCGCATGGCATCGGAAACAGCGCGGTATCGAGCCAGTGGTTTAGCCGACCGGACGATCAAAAGTTTCTGTCGTTAAACAGTATGCTGGCATTTAAAAAGAACGACGCCCAGCAAATGACAAGCCGGACGGTTGATACTCACAAAATAAACGTTGTGGGGGAACTGGACCAAAACAACCCCAGCTATGGGGATTTGCGTATCGAGTACCAAGACGACAATTATCGGGACCACGTGAACACCCCGACCAATTGGAGTTTTGGCCAGTTGTCTCAGTTATCGGGAGCGCCTGCCGGATATCTTCGGGACCTGCCTGCACCATTGGCGGCGGACTGTATTCAATGGGGACTGCGCTATAACCGTGGCCGGGAACTGGTGAAAGTGTACGGAGCACAGAACGAAGGCGGCGAACTACGTGCGGCGACTGGTCCCGACTACGGTCGAATTTTTGACTGGGAAATCATTGAACCGGTTAAAAACTTAGTCGAGCAGTCTGGCGGACGTTGGAAGGTTCCGGGCATGATGACCGGGAACGCTAACGGTTTAGCCGTTTATGATCCGGACGTGCCGGTTACCATGGAAACGACGACACTATTCGCCAGTGATCGCGACGTGTTTCTTTTCTTGGTAGACGACCGCAACCCCATCGAAATCGGCAAGCTTGCGAACGGGGAGCCCGATTTAATGTTTCGAGGTTTCTATGCGTGGAATAGTGAAACCGGAAGTAAAACGGCAGGCATTGCCGCGATGTACTTACGTGGCGTTTGCATGAATCGCAACTTGTGGGGCGTGGAAAATTTTCAAGAAATCAAAATACGCCACACTAAATTTGCGCCGGATCGTTTCGCTATGGAAGCGCGGCCAGCATTGGAAAGTTTTGCGCATGGCGCAACCTCGACATTCATCGAGGGAGTGCAAGCCGCGAAAGCCGCCAAGATTGCGCACGACGACGAAAGCCGTTTTGAATTTTTAAATAAGCGGGCCGGTTTATCTGGACGCATGGCGAAAGCCGCGAACGCTAGACACTTAAAAGAAGAAGGCCGACCGGTTGAGACAGTATGGGATGCCGCGCAAGCAATTACCGCAATAGCGCGAGATATACCGCACCAAGACAGCCGGATAGAAATTGAACGGAAAGCGGGCGCGTTACTGGATAAAGTAGCCGCATAAACCCAGCGACAGCGCAAAACGAAAGCCCGCCATTGTGCGGGCTTTTTTGTTGGGGTTTTACTTTTTAAAATATTATCCTATAATATCGCATAACGGGAGCAATTCCGCCCCCGTTCAACTACGGAGTATTTAAATATGGAAAATGTAATTCAATTGAAAGTTAGACCGTCGGATATGTTACTGGATCGCAAATTTAATCCAGCAAATGATGAGCAAATTGGCGGGGCAACGCCTGAACAATTGGCGGAAGCTTGCGGGATTATCCCCGATTTTTTCTGTCAAGCTTGCATTGAAAGCGGGACCTATGGAGCCGATCCGTTAACGCTGGACAGTATCGCGGCGGGTATGGACGAGGCCTACCAGTTTGGCGGCTTTGGTCAGTATCCACTAGATGGAACGGTTGACGACCACAACGGGACATATCAAAGCAAATACGACGACGACCCAGCACTTGCACCGCTGGCGCGTTTTATCTTCGAAAGTTTCGAGTGCTTCGTTTATCATTACGGTATATGTGCAATTCGTGACCGTGCAACCCGTGAAACAAAAATCGCCCGCTTTGACTAAGTAAACCCCACCCAGAAAAGGCCGCCCCCGTGCGGCCTTTTTTATTGCCCAGTGTTTCGCAGTTAAACACGGCGGGCCATGCCCCCCGATCACTTCCCAAAACCTACGGACCGCGAACCCATGGCGGCAGGCCGTGCCCAGTTGGCGGCAGGCCGTGGGCATTTGGCCGCAGTCCCCGGACCCCAGCCGGTAAA